ATTGGAGAAATTTCCGTTTATGTCCTACGGCACATTATTAGATCGGCACTATCTCGGCATTGTGCAAAACGCTGATAGTCAGTTGCTTTCCATGTACATCTACACGGATATTCCGGATGCCGCTCTGCGCGAAAAATTCATTCAGCTGGGTACGCAATGGTGGTGGGGTTCAAATCGGCAGGTACCGATTCACATCTTCCTGAAGAACTTTCATATCTTCAGACCCTATCTCAAGCATTTCTCTCGCAAGGATTTCAATCTGGAAGCTGGCCCTGTGGTGTCTTTGCAAGAGACCATTGCGCGTCGCGTTCGTAAACGGCAGATCACTTTGATCAAGCGTCTCTAGGTGGTTTTTTCGCGCCCGATGTCATTGGCGGCGCGGCGGACGATCGCCTCAACGTCTGCCATATTGCTAGGGTCTGGATCATTGATATCCCAAGACACGAACACGGCGCCGAGAAACTGACGATGATTGTTGAAAATCGGACAGGCAAGGAAGCGACGAATTTCAAGGCTTTTGAGACGTTCTTGTGAGATCGTTGATGTCTGGATTGAGTTCACATCGACACATTGATCATTGAGCAATGTGGAAAAATAGGCGCTCCATTCTGAGATTGAATGATCAGCGGTCAGTTCACCGATTGGATGACCGGTGTTGGTTGCGGCGTTGGTGATATCGAACCGCAGCAGATCGAGTGTATTGGGCGCGATATGGATGAAGGCGACACGAATCCGCGCGGCGGTAGGAATTTGACTGAGTGCACGTTTGAGAACGGCATCGATGTGGATACTGGCATTTGTATAGCGTTCAAGGGTGATTTGTTGTTCGGTAAGACGACTTTGTGTGATGGCTTGTTTGAGTGTTGCTGGATGATCCCACAAGTAACCAGCGAGGCCAATGGCAGATATTAGCAGTAAAAATAGAAGGCGCATCATTATCTCTGAAAATAGACGCGCTATTTAGGTTTGAGAAAATTTGCAATTCTTGCAATTTCTCATTGAATCTGCAAACATTTTTCCATAATGGAATTAATATTTTTTCACACCTTGCTGTAACGAAATGATATTGGGCGCAGTCATTCTGCCGCTTGTTCAACCAGCAAATTGAGTTGCACTACGAGCGAAACGGCATAAGCGATGGCGTGTGACCGTTTGTAATAATTATGTTCAGTTGGCAACCAAATTTCTTGATCTATTTCAAAGCGTGGACGATACCGCAGATGACGTTTACCAGGACGAATGATGGCTAGGCATACGGCTAAATCTTCAATGCTTTGTGGTTCAAACTGTTCAACGACATCCTGATGATTGTGTAATTGATGTAATTGGCTGACAATGGTTGGATTACGCAGCAGATGCCATGGTGGTGGCGTATTCAACAAGGCATCTAAGTGGGCTTCGTCGCGCACGCCGCGATAGAGTGTATTGGACAAAAAATCAATCTTGAAATAGCCACGCGTGGCTGCTTCTTTGTGGTCCCAGACGGCCATACCATCAAGCGGATCGACAGGAATATCTTGAAAATAGACGCCGGAGACATGTTTTGCTCGTCCATCGGACTGTATGAGCACGGCTGGAATCGCATCTAGCGTGGCTAGAGCGGCGGCTGGATCAGCAAAATCGATGTCAATATCAGTATCGATCATTTTTGACGCTTTTCGTTATCGATGACGACTCGTAAATTGATTGGTCGTGGTACGGCAAAACCAATATCCAATCTGGCGCTGTAATCGTATAGCACATCGACTTGCCCGACGCGATTAACGCGCAGCAGATCGATGATACTACCGGTGCGAGACTGTAGTAGACTGATCATGGAGCAGAAAAAAAATGTCAATCGCAAAACGGTCGGATGATTTTTATCTGCAACTTCTTTATCGCTGTGTTCGGCGCTGATTTTCAGCATGTTGACGATCAGTGCATGGAAATGCATGATGTCGAGATCACTCCATTTGCTACAACCGTCAAAGAATGGATGACCTTGGAAGATCGACAGCAACGTATCGCCATGATCGCCGCGATCTATTTGCATAGCGAAATCATTTGCATCCAAGAGATAGGACATACGGCGTTCGATCAAATAGTCGGAAATAATGACTTGACAGGTCACACTAGGTTTCCGCCGAACTACGGAGTGTGACTTTGTTATTGAGATCGCGTTGCATCGAATCGAGATTGAGACGATGTAGTTGCTGTGCGGTTCGGGTACGATTAAGGGCGACGCTTAAGCGATCGATCATGCGCCGCTGTTGGGCGACGATTTCGGTTTGTTGCGTAATCAGTTTTTCCAAATGCTGAACGTATTCAACCGACGGCAGTTCATATTCAATAGCGCCGACACGCACACGACGGGTCAGCAGCGTCCTGCCGGGCGATGCTGTGATGATTGTTCCGGATGTTTCTGCATCGTTGGGGTCGGTATCCTGATACATTGCGGACAGGATTGCCGCTCGATCTAATTCCATATGTTTAAATTCCGTGTTCGGCCAGCACTTCGCGGATCATTTCGACATCACCATGATGGCGTTCGATTTTCAGTTGCCAGAAGTCTGGATCAATGCTGTGTTGAATGAGGGCCACTTGTTCTGGATTAAAACGCTGCATCAAATCATGGGCACTAGAGGCGATAAACAGCAACCACGGGCTGATACGTCCATTGGCGATCCATAACGCTGCCAACGGCACATCGATCTTGCGAAAGAATGTACGCCAATCATCATTATTATCGTAAGCCCATTGTTGCATCAGATTAAAGTTGCGTTCAAGTGCGTCAAGTGGTGTTTCGTTTTTATTCAGTTCTCGTATATAGGTGTTATACAGGGTCGGGCTGGTCCATTTATCGATTGGGGCTTCAATTTTCAACAGGAAATCAATAAAGGCTAGGGGATTGACGGCATTCAGGTCAATCAGATGACGACCAAATTTGACGAACGCGATATAGAGCGAGCTTTTGGCAAAATTGGCATAGCTGGGTGGTTTTTTTCGTCGCATCGAATTTTGGTAGAAATGTTGATATGCAATGAAGGCGAGGATCACCGGCTTTTCATCACGTTGTTGATGCCGGCGTTTTTGTTCGCACATGTGTTTCAGCAGTTTGCCGTCGTCTTGGAAGCCACGTTTGCAGAAATCGCAGCGAAACTCAGGCTTCGGTTTTTTCGCACTTGAGCTTGTCATATTCCTTGAAAATCTCCTTGGCTTCGTCTGGCTGAATACCACAATCATCAACGAATTGTTTAAAACTCGCACGGTCGAATAGAGCCAGCAGTAGCTGAATTTCGCTCTCGCTGGCCTGTGGATAATACTCCTGCAATAATTTAGTCGCCAAATTCATTTGGCTGTGTCGTGCTGGAAATGGAATAAATTGATGCTTCTGCACAGTGCCGATGCCACAGCTAGCGATCAGTCGGAACACCAAATCGGGATGATGGTACAGCTCAAATAATTGCTGATTAACGCGCTCATTTATCATCCATAACATATAGGTGGCTTGCGGCCCATCATTGACGGTGGATGCCCAGCGCATGGCGACGAGTGGTTTGAAACCCTTGCGCGCATCGTCAGGCTGACGGTTTAGCCAATCGCCGTCCTTTTGATCGATGGCTCGCAGTGCTTGAAAAATGTCGAGTTTGTAGTCCTTCAAGGAGATCTCCTGAATTGATCGGCAAAAACACTCAAACCGCGAGCCAACCTAAATACCACGTGGATGCACAACGACTATGTGATCCTCAAGGTTGCTAGGAACCCCGCTGCGTCATACCAGCGGGGTTCCGTTGTCATCCGATGATGCGATGCGTGGCTGGCGCAATTTTTCCAGCATATTTTCCTGTTTCACGACGTAATTAAACAAATCCTGCCGTGAACTTTCCAGTTCGGTGATCCGACCGAGCAGCAATTGATGACGCTTCTTGATATTGTCGATTTCTTCTTCTTGCTGGCTCATGGCGGCTTTTTTTCGTGTCAACAATTGACGTGCGATTTCAAGTTCGGTCGAAACCAAGGCTTGCACCAGCATCAACAGACCGCTGATCATGATAAACGTGCCGATGCTGATGATGCCGAGTAGGATCATGGGTGTTACACAATCTCGTCCATGATTAAACTTTTCAACAGGGTCAACAGATCGCGGCCATTTCGGATTAAAACAAAGGTGGTGATTAAACTGGCGATGAATGTGACCCCGCATGTCATGATATCGATGACATAAAACGCGTTACCGAATAGCATGCTCAGGACACGCGTGATATGTGAACAGCCGCAGGCCATGATGAACACGACAAACATCCAGATGACTGAGCGAAACGGCAGGAAACTCTGGCGAAACGCCAGCATCAAGCGGAACAGCATCATCGGGATGCAAAAATAAGCAAACGCGATGCCGATATTGAAGGCGATATCCGGGGCTAGAATTCGCCAGTCATACGACAAGCAGAACGCATGGGCCGGATAGTCGAAGATATCGAGGAACTGATCCATCTCACTTTTGCGTCTTGATAATGCCATGCAGGGCGTGATTTTCGTCACGTAATTTTTCCAGCAGGGCGATCAGATCGATCACTGCGTTATCGCGTGCATAGCGGCTTTTCAACCATTCGATGTGTTGGTCAACTGGATTGGTCTTTGTGTCCATGATGATCACGTCACTTTCTTTCGATTGCGCAGACGACGCACATTGCCGGCTGCCGTGTACCCATAGGGCGCATGTCGAGCCGGTTTGATCGGCAATGCAAGCGCCTCGGTAATCGTCACCTCATCGACCGTCTCAGACAGGTCTACAGCGGTTTCAACGGTCTTGGTAGGGCTATTCACTATGATTGGCTCTAAAACCGCCTGTGGCTTCTCTGAGGCGATTTCTACCACCTCTGAGACGGCTTCATTGCGATGATTAATCATCCCCAACATCAAGCGCACAATCTCGTACAGCGTGCGATTGCTGTCTTTGACATTGCCCTTTCCGGTCAGGTGTTGAAACTGGTCGAGGCGAATTTCTATCTCACGTTCAAAATCGATCATATTATGCAAATACCTTAGTAATGTCCAAGGACTCTGGCAGCCGATGGATGTCGCGCACAAACAAGGCGCACGCCGGATTGGGTTTTTGTTCCAATGGCACGACCAACAGATGCCCATGCTTTAATTTAGGCATCGTCCATGTCACATCAGGAAAATTGTTAACATGAACGATCTCGCCAAAGTCGGGCATATAGCTAGTGATCGGATTCATAATGAAAGCTTCAAACGGACGATCACGCAGATCCTTCAATTCGATGATCTCCATATGACCAAAATCCTTATCGGCGATGACAATCGACCAATCAAGCGGCATTTGAATCCGATATTGTCCGATTTGCAAATCGGCGGAGGGACGCGGAAACGAATCAAGAAATATCAACGGCACAAAATAGAAGTCAATGTCCTGTGCATTGCTGTAGTCTAACACACAATAACGCAGATCTTCAATTTCATCAGGAATCGCCGTGCTGGAAGCTGTCGGCAGCGGTATCAAATTCATATCGAACGGATGGTTTTGTGAAGTCAAAATAAACAAGATAAAAAACCCATAACAAAAGTCAATTTTTCTACATACAAGGAACTCCAAATAATTTCAATAAAGAAACTACGAGCGAGAAACTTTCGTCAAGGAAAACGGATATTCTGCTTCATGATAATATTCCTTTCGTTTAGTGAGATGCCGATTGGAGAACGCGAGTGTCGAACAGACATCATAGATGGTGACACTTTGTTTATCTTGACTTTTGCGCAAACCTCGTCCAATAGATTGAATAACACGAACAAAACTTTTTCCAGCTTCTAATAGAACAACATTAAAGATGCGCGGAATATTAATTCCGACAGCGGCAACACCGTAGGTTGCAATGATGATTTTGTTAGATGCTGTCTGAATCGACAGATATTCTGCTTTGCGATTTTTCGTCTTGGTCTCGCCATAGACGAATGAAGCATCATTTAAGAGACTTTGTAACATTTCACCCGTTGGGATACGATCGATAAGAACCAACGTGTTGCCAGTTTGTGACCATTGCTCGATCATTTTAGCGATTTGCTGAAGTCTGCTCATATCTTCAACCAAGAAACGATGTTCGCTATCATAATCTGTGAAGCTCAGTTTCTCATCCAAAATTTGCATGATTTGCACATGACATCTTGCCAGCACATCGCGTTCTTGCAGATCAACCGCCCGAACTTGTCCGACCACTGGTCCGATCGATGCCAGTAAGGAAATCGCCTCATGCTGTGCTTTTGGTATAGTGCCGGTCAGACCCCAGCGTATCGGCACTTGACTGAAAGGACCACACAATAAATTTCGCAGTTCATTGGCTTTCGCGCTATGACATTCATCGATAATGACACAAACCACCCCGGCAATGAAATCCATGATTGATGCGGTATTTGCGGCACGTTTTTTCGAAAACACGCTGAGAGAATGCCATGTACAGATTGTATGTTTATGGCCCCATTCTTTGCGATCACCATAAAATACCCCGACATCGAGACCGACGCTTTTATAATCATCTTCGGTTTGCGTCACGAGGCTCTTATTGGGCACGATGATCATGGATCGGCCATACGGTTCAATCAGCGATGACAGCGCTGCGGTTAAAAGTGTCTTACCCATCCCGGTGGCCAATGTCTGCACCGATTGAAAATTATCAACGAATAACTGGATCGCGCTAACCTGATAATCGCGCATGACAATCGGCTGTCCGGCCAGTGCGTGTCCTTGACCCCAAAACTTGTCAGCGAACATCATCTCGCTAATATTGGTCATGACATAATCGATTGGCGGACGACGATCTTCGACTTCAATCTTGATCTGTTCTTCTTCGAGAATTGGCAGAAGACGATCAAGTAGATTGAAGTAAGTATTTCCGGCGACGGAACAAAATGACACGGTGCCGTCCCATCGGCCTAATTTGAACAATGGCATATGACGCGCTTCTGGCACGGTAAATTTCAACGTCTCCGCTAGTTTCTTTCTGATCGAGAGATCAAGACCTTCGAATCGAACATTCACCGCATCGCGGATGATTAATTTGCATTGTTTCATGAAAAACCATATTTAAATACTAAAAGATCGTTGTTTGATCTACTTCTATATTATCGGCTTTTTCGACTAACAATTGATCGTCGGCAAGATTTATCAGTTGCTTTGAAGAAATATATTCAGGGAAGATACAGCAGTTATAAAATGTTGCAAAATCTCGCAGCGGAATTTGTTCCCAATGATGTGGATTGGGTTTGATCGAACGAATGGCACGTGGATGCGGCATAGTTGGAAACAATGCCGCAGCTATATTTGTCCAATGCGAAGTGGACAATACTGATGAGGCTGGATGATCTGATTTGGCATCACTATACAAAATCGTGCGCGGAAATTCTCGCAGTAATTGTATGGATTGACCTTGATTGCCGCTTGTCAGAACGAATTTCATGTTCAGAACAGCCATATCGATGATTAGTACGCCATGACGGCGAGCATCGATTTCCGCTCCGGTCATTTCATGCAGCATCACGAGCTTCACATCAGTGAGGAAATTCGCCTTTGCCGCTAAGCGCCATTTTGATCGGTTATAGCTGAGAATGGTAATCGGTGAACAAGCTGATAGCCGCACGGCATTCAGTAAAGCCACTTCATGCATGCAGGGATGATAGATTGTTTGCAAAACGGCACGCAGATCGCAATCTAACAGGAATTGCGTGATCGTTTCGCGCTCTGGTGAATGCCGGCAAGCAAAAGCGTTAAAATCTTCCTTTGAGACACGATTTTGTTGTGCAATTTCTTTTAGTTCGTCAGTAACCTTGATCTTCTTGTTGATTTGCGCAAATCGCAGCAAGCGTCGTGCATTAGCAGGAGTGGCGTGCAAGAGGAATTCTTGATTCAAAGCACAACACCGCCAGCTATTTCGGTGATCCACGACGCCAAGATGTAATCATCACAAACCAACGCGCGAAGTGCTTGTTGCTGGTCATCGGCAAAGACAAATTCCGACTCTTTTCCGATGCTGGTACGACATAACGCCAGATAATCATTGGTCGCTTGATCGGGTTGAATTCTAAACTCGCTCAACAAATCGAAAATCATAAAAAGATTATGCCGATGCACTGGCACAATCCAGATCCGATAGCCCCAATCAAAGCGTGGAACTGAGCGAAGAATATTTGGCATTAGCAAAGGATCAGAATTTATCTTACCAAGATGTTTAATTGCGTTGGTCAATATTTCATTGGCTTTGCATCGAATACCCAGCAGATTATCTCCAAGATAGCGAACTTCTCTTGGAACATTACTGCTTTCATACGGTGGCTGACGATGCTTAGGAAATTCCAGTATCTCGGTAATGATTGCCTGATTGGCAATGTCATAGTCAACCAAATAGGCTTGCGCCGCGTTGATCATTTTCAGGATCATGCGGCTTTGATTGCTTGACAACGGACGACCGGCGCGCGTGTGTTGGGTGACGTTTTCAATAAAACTCCGATGCCATTCGCTATTGAACAGATTGCCGAACGGTGCGATAATGTTTTTATGAAGACGACGGTTTGATGTTGAAATTTTTGCTTCGATCGCTTCAATAAAGTCTTCAACATACATAGGGTAATCACCTGAATAACGATTTTGATTCTGCCTGACGGAAGAGACACCGGTCAATCAAAACCAATCCATGTAATAAGGAGATTTTCATGCGTGACAGCGGTATCATTGCGATGCAAGAGGGCTTCGTAGATTTCGGACGTTATCCAGATGCGGCCCTGCATGACATTGCTATCAAGCGTAGTTATACCGGTGATCGGGTCATTTTGATCGGCAAATTACGCCGTTTGCTATTGCTCGGTGAATCAAAGTTCGTAGAACATGTCTTGACCGATCTGCATGATGCGGCTGTAAAACATGGAGCCGAAGATGTTGTTGTCTTGACGCCGCCTCGACGTTAATTGTAGGTTACATTCGTGCTGTGACAATTGCCCGATCACAGCACGAATGTAATGCTTGGAGTGCGTGGCTATGACGGCATGGGCCAAAATGTCGAAGACGAAACGCTGCTGGGTGGTTTATCAAATCGTCCGACGACTTGAACCCTGTGCCAGCATCGAAAACATCCAGAATGAGATGCAGCGCATCTTCGGCGTCAAAGTTCCAACCGACTGGCTGCTCAAACGGTTACGGAATTTTACCACGATTCCTGATCGGAATAGTCATCGTGTGGTATTACAACAAGAACTAATCGAAACCGATAGCGGTGTGATTCAGCACTGGCGGACCAACCGTGCTGAATTTTAAGCTGCTTGCGATTCTGACATATCTTGTAAATGATTGAACCGATAACGCCATTCGTTTTCGCGTTGGCTTGGCGGATCGGAAAGTAGAGTATCAACACTACATTTGAGTTTTCCGGCGATGTCTGGTAGACGATCTTCGCGAGGATAACCGCGTCCACTTCTCCAATGCGAGACCGCATTATACGTCACACCGGTTGCCGCAGCCATTTCGTGATTAGTCATACTCATAACCCGCATCAGATAATCAAGATTGACGGAAAAAGCAGTAATCCACGGTGGCCGTCTAGCCATTCGTGCAATATGCTTGCTGTCAGAAGGCGCACGAATCGACGCAGGGATCATTTGTATGTCGTCCATACCGGACAGAACGCCTAATTCAAACAAGTTTTTTGCTCGGTTGAGCGGAATCCCTTCGCGCTTCGCCCATTGTGCAATAGGCAGCATCGGCTGGGTCTTTTCATTTGCTTCGATATACAAATCGTTTTCGGCAACTCCAAGCGCTTGAGCTAGCATCTTACTATTGTAGTCAGATGGCAAAGATTTGCCGCGCCGCCAAACAGAAATCATTTCCCGTGACACGCCGACATCACGCGCTAGAGCAGCATTACGTTTGCCACGTTTCATCATCAGCCGGTCCAGATTGGCGGCAAACACGCTTACGTTACGTTCAATCTCCTTCGTACCGTTATCCATTGCGAATTCACACTCCTTACGGCATCGTCATATAGTCGATTTTGTCGTTTTGTCAAGTTATTTTGTATTACATCAAGGCATCATTGACTCCAGCGACGATGAGTCTGGTGACATCACCCAGCCGAAATTCTAAGAATTCGTGGCGTTTGGTCAGCCCGACATAATAATTGCGCACCAGCGCAACTTGGTTGATCAACAAATGCATTGCCAAAACTGCATCATCCGCTTCCACATATTTTTCCGCCGTCGTCGGATTCAAGGCGCGATTATAGTGTTCGATGTAGTGACGGCGGCGTTGCCCCCTAATAGCGGTTTCGCGGATTTGGAGATAGCCTAAAATGGCCTCAATCTCCTGTAACTGTGCGTAGCGATAGCCGTACAATCCAGGCAATTGCTTATGCACCTGCTCAACGCGTTCACCACGCAAGTTCGCCAAATCAATCTCTTTGACACCTGCTTGATATTCACGCTCAAAATATTCGCAAGCACTGTCAATCAAACTGGTATCATCCGGATTGGCGACAATTCTTTGATACCATACCGTCACTACAGTTCATCCTCCTCTTCATCCAATTCGTCAAAGACTTCGTCAAATGCCGTGGCTAAATCCGGGTCTTCATCGACAATACTCGCAATATCGCCGCTTTCAAAGCCATAATCAGCAAATGCAATCAAAACGTCTTGGGCGATCATTGCGCGTTTATTGTGCGGCACATGATCACGGATCGCTTCCCATACATCTAAAATAACTTGTGCTTCACTCGACATCGGTACTTTCCTCTGAAATTGTAGTTGGTAATTCCTTAACTTCGCGCCATTCGCGAATGATCATATCAAAAAAGTTCGCGTCCATGTTCTTACGGTAAAGTTTATGTTCGACTCCATCCAAACTGACATAACGGTAGCGATTACCGTCCTTGACTATGACTTTTCGCTGCTCGCATAAATCAAACATCCCCGAATAAGGATCGATGCCAGTAGCATACGGAATAACCACTTCGACATCCTCAAACGGTTTCGAATACCGTGTCTTAACACAGCGAATTTTGGATCGAATCCCGAGAACTTCAGTGGTTTTATTGCCAGCTTCATCTTCCTTTAATTTTCTCTTGTTCATACTGACAACAATGTCCGACGAGAAGATCTGCGCACTGTTATGACTTACTATCCCCTCACCAATCAGATAATGATGATCTTCTGCCACTTCGATGTCATGTACTGTGGTATTTTCAGGGATGTAAGTCTTTTTTGTCACAACTAATTTTTTCATAATGAATTCCGTGTAAATTACATTGTCGTTCAATAAATTCGATACAATTTCGTAGCATTTGCGGACGATCACTGTTTTTTCTGAACCAAACTTCCATCACAGCAAATCCGGCATTTTCAAGAAGGTTTTTTTTCTTCAAATCTTTAAGCCAGATATCATCTACTAACAAAATTCGTCCATTGTGTTTTATCGTGTCACCAGATTCTCCGGAGGCACTGATCTTTAGGTCACAATGCTAATATTTCATCCCCTTCCTCAATTTCTTTCGCTGTTTTCCAGACATGCCCTTTCTCGCTAAGGATTAGAAGTCGGTGTTCAGGACTACATTGAATTTGTTGTCCGTCACTTAGTTCAAATGTAAACGTTGGTTTTTGATATTGCCATAGTTTCGTTACCGATTGACAACCGAATAATGTTAGAAGTTCATCACCGACAACAACCTCTTTAATTGGTTTTTTTGTACCATTTGCCATTAAAATCGGCGTCTCTGGAACGAGACAGCCGCCAGAGATAACGTCATCAGGGGCATACATGTCCTGTGATTTATATGTATGATTCGTGCAGACCAAACCAATTTGAAACCCGGAAAACAGACGAATGCAATTCGTCATCAACATCTTAAGACCCTTGGCCTTAATGCCTTTATCGCCTTTCAAATCACCTTTTTGAAACTGTTCAGCGTCGGTATCACTGTTCAAATGACCTAGACTATCAATTACAAAAAGAACTGGTGGTTGTTCTTCGCGTGGCGTCTCGCGATACTCACTGGCATAATCCTTCATGAAATCCGAGATCACCAACGCAACTTGATTGATGGTATTTTTGTTCCACCGGATCAGATTCGGATGATCAGGGTTAACTCCAACAGCCTGTGCCCATTTGCGTTTAACGGCATCCTCACTATCCAACAACACAACCGAGACACCCTGTTCGAGAGCATTTCGGACAATATTGCCGGAAACTAAAAAACTTTTGCCACTGCCGCTTTCCCCGGCGAAGCATGTCACTGACCCAATTGGGATGCCCCAGTGGAAATTTCCTGAGATCATTTTATTCAAGGCGTAGTTGCCAGTGCTGATCCAGGTAATTGGATCAAAGAAACCATCTTTAATATTTAATTTTTTATTTTGTTCCTTGCGGAACTTACTCAGATCGAGGGCTCTCGCAGCCATACTATACTTCCGTTGAAAAATAGTGCCGTGGAATTATAGTAGTCTCAATTCCACGGCAGGTAGGATGTATGTTAGGTTTGATTCGACTTGCGCTGCCGCAATTTGGCTAACAAGTCAGGCGGCATGGCATTATCAACCGGATTGGCAACTTTGACAGGTTCAACCGGATCAGTTGAACTGGTTGACGTTGTTGCAAAGTTTACCGTCTCAGCTTGTCGATTACGGTTTTGAATATCGATGCCTTCAGCCGCTGGTTTCGTCGTGGCGCGCGTAGTCGCCACATCAACATCATTCGCCTCGTCATTCCGATTGCCATAGGCGCGATAATGCTTCCCAAACGATTCCGTATCAAACGGATCACCATTTAATGACGCATGAAACATCGCCTTTATGACTTCAATACCTTCACGATCAGGACGGCTACCCAAGAAATCCTTGAGATTGAACAATCCGTATTGCTCAATCGCAATTCGCTCAGACTCAGTCAGCGCCCTCGATCGACGTGCCCATTCTGACGTATCGAAATTATTAAACTCGCCTTTCTTCGTCTTACGCACACGAAAGTCACAACCATTCAGATAATCTGTGGGATGATGCTCCATATCCGGATCTGCCAATCCAGCCTTCAGCTTTTCCAGCAGAGCCGGGCCGAGCACAAAGCGACGAATGGGATTTTCCGGTGGATTTTGCTCCGTAAACGGCGAATCAACAACAAAACCTTGGGCCAGAAAGCTGCGCTTTTTGTAGTATATGCGTGCCGTTTCCTTAAGAGGATTTTCTTGTCCATTGACATCTTTCCACCACGGACGCGTTTCAGCGATGATCGGACATGTGTCGCCAAACATATCCACACACGGAACCGTCACGAAAACCTTCTTGGTGGTTGGATATTCTCCACCAACAACACCTTCAAATGGCAGTCGAATCACTTGCCGCTCGACCCAAAACCACGGGTTACTGTCATCTGCATCCGGCAAGAAACGAAGAGTTGCAGAAGTTTTTTCAGGAATATCCCAGAACGGATAAGAGGCATTGTCACCGGAAGAAGATGAACGTGTTCCAGTCTTTTTTTCAGCATCTGCGCGCAATGCCGCACGTAATGCTTCAAGTCTTTGATCAGCCATATTATTTGCCTTTAAAAATTTGCCTAAAATTTGCCTGTGAAGCCGTGAATTTGACCACGGCTTCGATAGTATTTATACCGCTCAAATAACGGTATGAGCACAGATTACTTTATATGGAAAAAACGCTGCAATATTTAATCGAGAGGCGGATGAAAAAATGTCAGGCGCGAAAACGTTGCAGTTGGATGATCCTCCTGCATCACTTTTAACGCATGATGCACTGCCACAGCAAAATTTTTACCGGCTGACTGAAACGCACGTTCTTCGATGCTATCAGCCGTTTTTACTGTCACTTTGAAATCAAACATCACTGGATGATAATTCAACGGCGCAGATCAAGGCAAAATTAAATACTATGACGCGTGCCTAAGCCGGCCAAGGTCTTCATCCGACCAAGATAGCCCATTCCCGGTGGATGTTCTTCGTCTGGATTCGCCGGATCATCATGCACCATGGACTTGCTGACTTCGCGCGAGAGTTTATCGCCTTGATCTTTGTTTGGGAGCAAAATATCTTCGCGAGTGAATTCTTCACCTTCCGGCATGGCTTCCATATGAACACTGGGTTCATCAGCAATGATCCAGCCAGCTTGCTGAACCCCATCTACCACTTTTGGCAATAGATGTTTGGCGATATCCATCGTATCTTCGTTGAACCCGCGATTATGAAATTCGTGTGTATAGGTCTCGATCCATGTGCGTAGATAATGCGCTAACGTGCCAAGCAGATCATGCTTATCAAGTTCAGAATCTTCGCCACCAGTATTCGGCTGCATATGTTTGGTCAAATTTTCAAACGCATCCGAACTGAGAAAATCACCGAGATCAAACTGATCGATCGCTTGATCCGTTGCGGAATTTGCATGTCCTTCATAGGGATCATTCGGATCATTCCACTCAGTCAATACCTTAACAAGTTCGAACTGATTAGTCCAATCGATGAAATCACGGATCGCTGGATGATTTTCGGCCAGATAAGGCACCGTGTTCTTGGCTGGGGGAGGAATGAACGAATCGAGAATAATTTTGGCTGCTGCGTCGCCAAAGGTTCCACCTTGATCGATATGTTCAGCAATAGCGCGTGCTGCTTTCAAATCCGTCGTGGGAAATGTCATGCGGTTGCCATTGATGTCTTCAATGAAGATGCTGCCAATGTGCTTCGCACGCGCATTGCTCTCGGTCAGATTGATGCGTTGAGTGTGATGAACAATCATCTTTGCATTGTCGAGTAACAGGTATGATGTTCGGCTGGTGCCATACATTCCTTCGCAAACGGCCATTTCTCTTTCCCTTTTCGACTCCGCGACTTTCATAATATTCTGATAATCTTTCGGATCGATTTCTTTACCAAATTGCTTGTCTTCAAAAGACACGTTGTATTTAGTTGCTGTCGTGCGTAAAGCTTGAATCAATCCGTCGATATCATTGGCGTGAGTTGATTTACCGAACAGCAATTTGATCGCGGAATCATCGTCCGCGTCATCAAGCGTGACCATCAGATTGGGTGAAGCAGCGAACATGCGACGCGCTTCACTCGGTTCAGCCACCACCATACCCGAGTCATCATATAATTTCACGGTATAGTCGAAACTAAGAAGAACTTCAAAAACTTCTCTGGCAACACCTGACATATTCGTCACAGAAATAGACCTTTTTCTTTGCAACTATTTAGAGAGCCGTTCAATCATCAGTAAATATCCGCTCTCACACTTGTGTGAAAAGGATATCCCCCTATGAATAAATCAGTTGACAAATATTCAAAAACTGGTATTATACATGTAATCAAGGAGCAACCGATGCGTGATTTTGCCACTCTGCGACAGATTGTTCTGACCGAGCGTGCCGCTCAAGCGGATGCTGATGCCAAGCTGTCACAGGAATTGCATCAAACCAATCAGCCTGCCGTAACGTTTAGCGGACAGGATCAGGTTGATCAGTGCATGGATTGGCTGAATCAATAACCGTTTGGGAGATTGATGTGACCGATTTGCTTCGATCGGCGTTGGAATATTATGCCTGTGAGGGGCTTGGCGTCTGCTCTGTGGAACGATTGCCAAATGGCGCTTGTATTCGCGCTGTGACTTCAGGCGATTGTGGGCACATTGCTCATGTGGCCCTACACGGTGGTGACCCGGACGTAGCGTGTAACGAAGCCAATGGGGGGAATTGAACATGGTCGATCAGTCCGCTGAATTAGGACCGTATTTCAATGCTGTTCACGATCCGGTGAATTGGAAACTGCCGATCAAGGCAACGGTCAATGCCGCCGATCTGGCTAAGACGGTTCGTGCGATCACGTATTTTACTGGTGGCAAGAGCTTTATCGAACCAGTCGGACCGGATAGTTTCCTAATCCAATCTCCGGGCTATTACGCAGTGTGTGGCGCCTGATATTCCAATGGAGTCCTTCGCGATGTCTATTCAGCGTGACGAAATTCTGACGGCGATTGATGTGCAGGCAGAATATGAAGGAGAAACCAACAATATTAGGCTCTGTCGCATCATCGCACGGCACATCAAGACTGATCACGATTGGCAGTCGCTTGTCTCGGTGCAGCATCATCGCTACGGCAGGCTGTATGAGATGCACCGTTTCTATTACGTTCGAGATTGGGTGATGCCAATGGTGGCAGAACTGTCCAAAACAATTTGAGGCTGAGAAACAAATGCTTACTCTTTTGCATTTAGATCCGACGCCCGAGCAAGCACGTGCGGCGCGT